GTTGTCCAGGCGCGTGACCAGCAGCGTGTTCGGCGGCATGAAGGGCACGCGGATGGCCGGCAGGTTGCCGATGCGCTTCTGGCTCATGATCAGGTCGGCGGCCAGGCGTTCAGAGGGGTCGCGGTCCTTGTTGACGAGCGGGAAGTACTTGTCGGCCAGCAGTTGCCGGCCACAAATGACGACCAGCTCCGGATCCTCGGCGTACCAGGGCGCGATCATGCTGTTGCACAGGTCGAAAACAAGCGCATCGAGGGTGGCGTACTGCGGGCTGTTGCCTTTGCCCACTACCAGCGCGCCATCGTCTCCTGTGCCTCGCATCACGCGCTCCGGTGCATCCTCGCGCAGCAGTTGCAGCCATCCTCGGCTGACGTCCTGCAGCAGCGGATTCGCCGTGCGGTTCGACGTGGCAGCGCGCTTGACGCCGTTGAAACCGATAGTGATGCGATCCAGTGCCTGGCGGCGCAGGATGGCGTCACGCAGGCGGGTCTGGAAGTCCTTGAACTTCGCCCAGATGTCGAGGCGCTGGTAGGAGATATGCGTGTCCGAGTTGGTCTGCTCGCAGCGGTAGCGGCGGCGATCGAGCGTACTCAAATCACTCGTCTCGCGTTCCTTCTCGGTGGTGTCGGTGGTGCTTGCCACGGGGCCGGACACGCCGAGACCGACCTTCTCGCCTTCCATCTCGGGCACGCCGATGATGTTGATGCGCTGCAGGAATTCGCTCGATTCCTGAATGCGGGTTTCCAGCGTCTGCTGCACGCTGGGCGCAACGTTGAACTTGCGATCGACACGGTCGACACCGTTCAGCCTGGCGACGGTTGCTTCGTATTCCGTAAAAAGACGGCGGGTGGTGTTACGCATGGGATAGCTCCGGGTGAATGGGCGGATCAGCAGTCGGTTTCAGGGGCGGCGCTGCCGTCGCCACCCGTAGCCGGTGGGCGGCGGCTGTAGGTCTCGGTGGACTCCAACGCGGTTTTGAGGCTGGCGAACTCGGCCTTGTCCTTCTGCTGCTCGGTCTGGATCGTGTCGATGTGGGTGGCGATGGATTCGAGTGCGGCAGTCACCTTTGAGAACTGGCCGCCCATCGCATGGATCTCTTGGGCCAGCGTGCTGACGGCTTCGTGCGTGTCAGCTTGCTGCGCCTGGCGACCGGTCTCATTGCGCTCGACCTTGCCGAACAGACGCTTGATGGAAGCAGCCAGGCCGTTCGTCGGCGGGGCCGGATCCTGCGGCGCGTCGTCCGAGAAATCGAGATCGATTTCCACGGCTTCGGAGAACAGGTTGCCGGGATGTTGCTTGCGGTCGGCCAGCGGGTTGACCTTGGCCTTCGCGCTGAATTGCAGCATCTCGCAGCCGAGGCTCGCCGGGTTGTCGGTCACGGCCAGGCCAGTCAGATACGCCTCGCCCGTGTCCGCGAAATCGGGCGTCACCTCCATTGAGCAGAAAATTTTCTGGCGTGCCTGGGTGAGCGAGACCAACTCGGTGGTGGGATCGAGTTGCGCGAAGAGGCGCATCTTGCCGGCCTGCTCTTCGGCCTTGAGCGCGACGACATCGCCATACGCCTGGAACAGGCCCTTGGGGTCGATGCCGCGAATGTGTTCCAGGTTGATGCGCGCGCCGTACGTCTTCGGATCGTAGCTACGGGCCATCTGCTGAAGCATGTTGCGGTCGATGTTGCGGCCGTCGCTGGTGGCGCCTTCGGTGGCGATGCGGAAGAACTTCTTGCTGCCCGGCATGGTGTCCTCTTCGGTAGGTGTTCGGTGTTGCCATGTTCGGACGGCCTGCCGCGCGAGGGCAACGATGGGCTGTTGTGGTGGCCGGGCAGACAACAGAAGCCGCGTGGCACGCGCGCGCGTGGACGGTAGCGTTGCGGCATGACTACGCTGCCACCGTCATTGCCGCCGCTTTCGGGGCTTCGTTTCGATGCAGAAATGGAGCCGCGCCGCATTGCCCGCACCCTGTATTGGCAGGGCTATCGCGTCGCGCGTATCGCCGAGATGCTTGGAATGCGGCCATCGACCGTGCATAGCTGGAAGCAGCGCGACGGATGGGACAAGGCGGATGTGGTCGAGCGCGTGGGGACCAGCATCGAGGCGCGCATAGCGCAGCTGATCGCGAAGGACAAGAAGGAGGGGAAGGACTACAAGGAGATCGACCTGCTGGGCCGGCAGATCGAGCGCCTGGCGCGCGTGCGGCGATATGAAGGCACGGGCAACGAAGCGGATCTGAATCCCAACGTGGCGAATCGAAACAAGGGGCCGAAGAAGAAGCCCGAGCGCAATGCGATAAGCGATGAGGATCAAGCCAAGCTGATCGATGCGTTCAAGGATTCGATGTTCGACTATCAGCGTGTCTGGTACGAGGCGGGGCTGACCGAACGCATCCGCAACATCCTCAAGAGCCGACAGATCGGGGCCACCTGGTACTTCGCGCGGGAGGCGTTCATCGATGCGCTGACCACAGGGCGCAATCAGATCTTCCTGTCAGCCAGCAAGGCGCAGGCGCATGTGTTCAAGCAGTACATCATCGCGTTCGCACGCGATGCGGTCGGCATCGAACTGAGGGGCGATCCCATTGTGCTGCCGAATGGCGCGACGCTGTATTTCCTCGGCACGAATGCGCGGACGGCGCAGAGCTATCACGGCAACCTCTACCTGGACGAGTATTTCTGGATCCAACGCTTCCAGGAGCTGCGCAAGGTGGCGTCGGGGATGGCGATCCACGCGCAGTGGCGACAGACGTATTTCTCCACGCCGTCGAGCCTGGCACATGAAGCGTATCCGTTCTGGTCGGGCGCGCTGTTCAATCGCGGGCGGAAGAAGGAGAACCGCATCAGCGTGGACGTGAGCCACGCTAACCTGCAGCGCGGTCGTCGATGTGCGGACGGACAGTGGCGGCAGATCGTCACGGTCGAGGACGCGATTGCGGGCGGTTGCAACCTCTTCGACATCGCGCAGCTGCGGCTGGAGTACAGCGATGCGGACTTCGAGAACCTGTTGCTGTGCGGCTTCATCGATGACACAGCATCGGTGTTCCCGCTGTCGATGCTTATGCGATGCATGGTCGATAGCTGGGAGGTCTGGGAAGACTTCCGGCACTGGTCTCCGCGGCCCTTTGGCAATCGGGAAGTGTGGGTCGGCTATGACCCGAACGGGGGAGGTGGCGACAGCGCCGCGCTCGTGGTGGTGGCGCCGCCGCTGGTGCCGGGCGGCAAGTTCCGCGTACTGGAGAAGCACCAGTTCCGGGGGATCGACTACGAGGAGCAGGCCGCCGCCATCGAGCGGGTCTGTGGCCGCTACAACGTGACGTACATCGGCATCGACCGGACGGGCATTGGCGATGCGGTGTACCAGCTCGTCACCAAGTTCCGGCCCGATGCGAAGGGGTTCACGTACTCGGTAGAGGTGAAGACCGGTCTGGTGCTGAAAGCGTTCGACGTGATCAGCAAGGGCCGGTTGGAGTACGACGCCGGCTGGACGGACTTCGCCGCGTCATTCATGTCGATCAAGAAGACGACCACCGCCGCCGGCGGGCGGGTCACGTACCAGGCCGGGCGATCCGAAGAAACCAGTCATGCAGATCTGGCGTGGGCGTGCATGCATGCCATCGCGCACGAGCCTTACGAGGGCGTCAGTTCAACGAATTCAAGTTTTATGGAGATGTCATGAGTGCAGCGATGGAGGCGTTCACGTTTGGAGATCCTGTGGCGGTGCTGGATCGGCGGGAGTTGTTCGACTACGTGGAGTGCATGCGCGTAGGCGACTGGTACGAGCCGCCAATGCCCTGGGATGGCCTGGCACGCACGTTCCGCGCGGCAGTGCATAACAGCTCGCCGATCTACGTGAAGCGGAACATCCTGGTGTCGACGTTCATCCCGCACAAGCTGCTATCGCGCACGGCATTTGCGCGCTGGGTGCAGGACTTTCTGGTCTTCGGCAACGGGTACCTGGAGCGGCGTGACAACGTGCTGGGGCGGCCTGTTGCGCTGGAGCCAGCGTTGGCGAAGTACATGCGGCGTGGGATCGATCTGGACGCGTACTTCTTCGTCCAGAACCTGCAGGACGCGCATCGGTTCAAGCGCGGGAGCGTGTTCCATCTGATGGAGCCGGACATTAACCAGGAGGTGTACGGGCTGCCGGAGTACCTGTCGGCGTTGAATGCGACCTGGTTGAACGAGTCAGCGACGCTGTTCCGGCGGCGGTACTACAAGAATGGGAGCCACGCTGGGTTCATCCTCTACATGACGGACGCTGCGCAGAAACAGGAGGATGTGGACACGCTGCGCGAGGCGTTGAAGACGAGCAAGGGGCCGGGCAATTTCCGGAACCTGTTCATGTACGCGCCGGCTGGGAAGAAAGATGGGATTCAGTTGATCCCGGTGTCGGAGGTGGCGGCGAAGGATGAGTTTTGGAATATCAAGAATGTCACGCGGGATGATCAGCTGGCGGCGCATCGGGTGCCGCCTCAGTTGATGGGGATTATTCCTTCGAATACTGGCGGGTTCGGGGATGCGGAGAAGGCAGCGATGGTGTTTGCCAGGAATGAGGTGAAGCCGCTGCAGGAGCGGCTTACGGAGGTCAATGAGTGGATGGGGGAGGGGGTCGTGAGGTTTGAAGGGTATGGACTTTAATTTGGAGGCGGTACACAAGATATTAGGCTGGCTTCCACCACCAAGTGGATCGATAGATCGCTATGCCAGTTTCATTCCACATGAATTTTTCCCACATGTCCTTTTTCTCGTTCCCCCCCAGCTTCGAAGTTTCGTGCATATTGTTGTACACATCTTGAGTAATGTACGTTGCATACGTCCCTTCGCGAAGCGCACATAATTTGGCCGCGTAGTTGGCCGCGCGCCCGACCCACACTAGATCATTTGCGCCCCGTATTCCGGTTTTTGCAATGAAAAGGTCGCTCGTGTCGATACCCACCGATTGATTTACTTGATATGCGCTACTTGGGTATTGTTCTTTTAGTGCAGGGTTCAATATATTTCGCACAGCATAGTTTATTTGCAACCCTGTCTTGGCGGCTGCGGTATTCTTGTTCGAAGCGGTAAAAACCGCCATCACGCGATCTCCGTCGAACGCCGTGACTTCGCCACCGTTCGCTCGGATCAAGCGACAAGCTAGATTGAGATATGCTTTGTAAACTTCAGCTGCAAACCAATCCTTGTATCCATTCACGAGACCCGTGGAGTCTGCTAGATCGGCGTAAAGAACTGTTCCAGATAGCTTCTTGGCGTGATTCCCCAGCGCCAATCGCTCCGCATCCGGAACGTCGCGAGCATCCTCTGTGGACCAATTCTTTTTGAGAAATGCTTTCGTTTCTTCGGTGATTTGGTCGTTTATTGACATAAATACACCGCTCCTATCGAGGCCCAATTGTGGAAATTAGTCTGTGTAGCTGAGTACATACGGGCGCTATTCTTGATTCTAGCGTTGTAGGATCACCTTCGGCGTAGTCGATCGCAGTCAATCCAAGTATGTCTGTGGGAATTTTAATGTCGACACCTCGAGGTCGAACTATAAAGGTACGCTTAACACCAATGCCCCCCATAAATAGTCCGAGTTCGAATAGCAAATTGTCGCGTGGAGCAGGGCTCTCGACTCCACGGCTGATAATTGAGTCGTCAGCAGTTAAGCAAATTACTGCAAAGTCGGATTCGTCCACAGCTGCTAGCAGGCTTTCGATTGTGCTTGAGGATGCGGTAAAAATCCCGTCCTTCCAAAGCCGCACCACAAAAGGCTGGTGACGCAGACCGAGTTGGATCTGTTCGGGAATATCGAGGCGTTCACTTGTCGATGCGACGAAGACTATTGGCTCATTATGTGGCGTTCGAATATGCTTGTTCCGCTCACGGAAACGGCTCGCCGTCTCAACGGCAATCGCGCGCCATAGAGACGGGTGATCTTCGGCGATCCGTGAAAAGTCATCCGATTTGATTCGGGCGAGCAAGCAATGTTCTTCGACTACGGTGGTCGCACTACGTCGTGCTGTCGGATCGGCCACCGCCATTTCACCAATATGAGTACCCGCTTGACGACTCGTTACTGGCCTGCCATTGACTTCGATCCGGACTGATCCCGAAACGATGAAATAGATGTCATCGTCAGTGCCGCCCTGCTCAGTGACTTTATGGCCGGGAGGAAATTCCACCAGGATGGCGACGTCTGAGAGTAGCTGCGCTACGTCCCGATTTCCCCCCAACAAAGGTTGCCTCACGAGCGTGTCCCCCAAACGTTTGAGGCCGTTCGCTCCGTCAAATCGAGGCAGCATGCTCGGATGGCTTGGGGAAGAGTTCATCAGCATACGTAGGGATAGGGATTGCGCGAGTATAGCCGCAGGTGACTTTAGCAACTCCCCCCTAAACGTCGGTGACTCGCGCACTTTCTACTGGGCCGCAGTCGTAGCTGCTTGCTCCTACGATCAAGGTTCCGGCGATCTGGGCCATATGCAGGCATCTGATTTGCGTTCCGAACGCTAGCGCGCCATCGGGACCCCGCCACGCCCCCGCGCTTTTTCGAGTTGTTTTTTCGCAGCGTGCAAGTGCTGGCCTGTTGTGAGCTGTCAACGCGCGGCCGGCAGACGGAAGTCGCGGTTTGGTACGCGGATTGACGCACCCAGAGTAGATGACGTGAGTAGGGGGAGGGTGACGATGCTGGTCCGCTGTAATCCAGGGGCCGGGGGGAGGGTTCGGAAAACGGTAACTTTACTAACCGGCCCCTCGAAAGTAACGTTAAGTTATTGATTTTAAAAGGCGCTGTAAGTTACCCGACGAAGCTAATTTGAGGTAACCACAAAGGTAACGTGAAACTAAGCTGTTGATTTCATTGGGTCAATGTCGCTGTGACGATGTCTTTCCAGAAAGGTAATCTGGTTACTTTGAAATTACCTATAAGTTACCTTCTCTACAAAGCTCGCAATCCCTTGTGCCGTAACGGTTTGCGGGATTTCTTTGCTGGCTGGTTAGCGATGTTACCTATTCCCGGACCCCTCCCAGAATCTCCCGCGATACGCTGAATTGCACTGTATGGATATCCAGTCGGCTTCGAAAGCCGTTGCAGGACGCTATCAACCGCACGCACGCCGCCACATTCCCGCAACACGCGGCGCGACGTTGGCATACGCCTCCGCTTGACGAGACGTGTAGGCGCCACGCACAGATAGGCGGTATGGGCACCTAAGATGAGGGTGCATCAGTCGGTTGAATCTGCGACCAAGAGCGGATATTCGGAGGGGTAAAAGCATGAGAGCGAAGTTATGGCTGCTCGCAGCGATCTGCATTTTCTTTGCCGCCTACATCATTGCGCCGACGCTCGCCCAGGCGCAGAACGCGGCGGGAGGAGTTCCTAACTTGAGCGGCTATGACAACGAGACGCGAATGACAATGGAGATGGCTTGCGGATCGGAAAGAAGAAATGGGCCAGTCGCCTACGGCGCATGCCTAAACCGTCAGATCGCTTCTCTGCAAGGCTCGCCAGGCGTGCCAAACCTGAGCAGCTACGACAACGAGACGCGAATGACAATGGAGATGGCTTGCGGATCGGAAAGAAGAAATGGGCCAGTCGCCTACGGCGCATGCCTGAACCGTCAGATCGCTTCGCTGCAAGGCTCGCCAGGCGTGCCAAACCTGAGCGGCTACGACAACGAGACGCGAATGACAATGGAGATGGCTTGCGGATCGGAAAGAAGGAATGGGCCGGTCGCCTATGGCGCATGCCTGAACCGTCAGATCGCTTCGCTGCAAGGCTCGCCAGGCGTGCCAAGCCTGAGCAGCTACGACAATGAAACGCGAATGACAATGGAGATGGCTTGCGGGTCGGAGCGGAGGAACGGGCCGGTTGCCTACGGTGCGTGTTTGCGAAAGCAAGTTGACAGCCTTAGCCCTCGGCCAGGGCCGCAGTAGTCAGAGCTTTCAGTGGCGGCGGTGTTGCTCTGTGTTTTGCCCGAGGGGATGTGAAGCCGGTTGGCGAGTTTGGTGTTGCTCATAAGGTGCTGTCGGTACTGTATATTTATACAGATCTAACTGTGAATTTGGCACCTCTTGGAGAAAAGCGCACATGGCGGATCCCCTTGATACAACCTCGGAAGTGGCCAGGGCGACTCAGGAAGTCGCAAAGGCCACTGGGAAGGCGATCGATGCTGGCCGGGATCTCGGCTCGTTCGTCGGCCGATTTGTCGGGGAACCACTTGAGCACGTTTCTGGCATGGTCAGCGACCGCCTTGCCTACATGCGTCTTGAGAGGCAGGTTCGACTCATGCAACGGGTTGAGCGGTTGCAGGAGGAATCGGGGATCACGGTGATTAAACCGTTGCCGATGAAACTGGCAATCCCCCTTTTTCAGGGCGCGAGCCTTGAGGAGAACGATGACCTCCAGGACCGCTGGGCGGCGCTGCTGGTGAATGCGACGAATCCCGCGAGTTCAATCCAATTGAGTCGCGCAGTGATTTCAATATTGGAGGAACTATCGTCGTTCGATGCGCTCGTCCTGGACAAGATCTACGAGATTCCGTACGCGGAGTCGAAAGTTGTAGGTGTATGGACAGCGCTTCTGCCGGACAGGGTTGTCGCTGGCACGAATGACGCGAACGGGCCGGTCGAGGTACAGGGGCTTGAACCAACGGATGACGTCGTTCTGTCATTGGCGAACTTGAAGCGCTTGGGATGCCTGACGTCAGACTCTTTTTTCGACGGCGGGGAGGCCTACGGACGTGTCATGCCGACGCTCATGGGGAAGACGTTCGTGCAAGCATGCCGCGCGAAAACACGGTAATTTGTTCCCCCAGGATTTCCCCGAAACTAATCTAAGCCTTTGTCGTGGTGCGGTTTACGTTTCCCCTCCCTCGCACCAACCATCTTTTTGTGACGAAATATCTACACGTCACCATCCATTCCATAGTCCGCCAATCATCGGCCAAATTCCGCTAGTTCTCAGGCAGTTCGCACACT